TACGCCGGACAACTGCAGGCGCTGTTGCCACTCGGTCCCGCATGGGATCCGGAGCGGGTGCCGGAATTGCAGCAGGTCATTACCGGCCTGTCCCGCGAGTTCGCACGCATCGATGGCCGCGCGTTCGACCTACTCAACGAGATGGACCCCGCCACCGTCAGCGAGCTGGTCCCGGACTGGGAGCGGGTGATGAACCTGCCTGATCCGTGCCTGGGGCTCAACCCCTTGTTCGCAGACCGGCGCCTGTCGGTGCGCCAGCGGCTCGTGGCGACAGGAGGGCAGAACGCAGCGTTCTACATCGACATTGCCATCAGCCAGGGCTATCCCGATGCCACCGTGACCGAACACCGAGCGCCCCGTATGGGGCGTTCGCGTTTTGGCCGGGCGCACTTCGGCACCTGGAGCGCGCAATTCATGTGGACCCTGAACACCGGCGGGCGTCAGCGCCTGGGCCGACGCTTTGGGGCCAGCTACTGGGGAGAGCGGTTCGGGGTGAATCCCGGGCTCGCCATCGAATGTTTGATCCGTCGAGCAGCACCGGCGCACAGCGTCGAATTCGTAAACTTCAACTGAGGAACACAATGTGGATTATCCCAAGAGTGTGCCGGGCGTAGGCTTGGCAAGCGGCAAGTTTGTAGATGAAAACCCGGCGACCGGCACCCCTGGTTCGCTGATCCCGGCGCAGTGGGGCAACTCGGTGACGCAGGAGATCTTGAACGTGATCCTGGGGGCTGGTCTCGTACCTAACGAGGAGGATGTCACCCAGTTACATCGAGCCATTCTTGGCCTGGCAGCATCCGATTACAAAAAATCGGTGCGTTGCGCCACGACAGTTTCCATTGGGCTGAGCGGTTTGCAGACCATCGATGACGTCACACTGGTGGCCGGTGATCGGGTGCTGGTCAAGAATCAGGACACTGCGTCGCAGAACTGGATTTATGTGGCCGCGGCAGGCGCCTGGGCTCGTGCGCAGGATGCGAACGAAAGCACCGAATGCACGCCGGGTCATATGGTGCCGGTGCAGGCCGGCACGAAGAACGCGGGCACCGTATGGCAACTGGTCAATACGACAGTGCCGGTGCTGGGTACAACTGACCTTGCGTTCGAGCGTCTGCTGGGACGCAGTGGTGTGGCCGCGGGTGATTACACGCGGGTCAAGGTCAATAAATATGGGCAGGTGGAAGAGGGGAGCAATCCGACAACACTCAGCGGCAATGGTATTTCGGATGCGTACACCAAGGCCGAGGCCGATCTGCGCGATCTTCAGCGGCCGCTACGTGATTCCATTACCTATGTGGGGCTGGCCAATAACAAGCCTGATGCGCCTTACATGCGCCGTGAGTCAGATGGTGCTTTGGTTGCCCTGCAACCGAGCCTGGGATTCACTCCGGTACAACAAGGTGGAGGTACCGGTCAGCTCGATAACAAGGTGAAGATCGGCTGGTCGAATAACGGCCTCAAGGCGATGGTCGATAATACTGACCTTGGCAACCTTTGGTATTCCAATAACTTCGATCCGACCACTAAAGCCAACTGGGGTACTACGCTCGCTGCGTACAGAATTGCCGATGCTTATACTAAGGCAGAGGTTGATCTACGAGATGCCCGTTACCCCACCAGGGACTCTATTACGGCGGTTGGCCTGGCGTCCAACCAGCCCGATGCACCGTATATGCGTCGTGAGTCGGATGGCGTGGTGTATTACCTGCAAACCAAGTTGGGCTATACCCCGGTTCAGCAAGGTACTGGTATAGGGCAGCTGGGCAATCCTGTAAAAATTGGTTGGTCTTCATCGGGTCTGAAAGCAACCGTTGATGAAACTGATCTTGGCACCCTATGGACGTCGTCTAATTTTAAACCCTCTGACAAGGCTGATAAGGCTTCTACATTATCGGGCTATGGAATCACTGATGGCTATACAAAGGCCGAGATAGATCTTCGTGATTCTCAGCGTCCGCTTGCTGACTGGATAAGTACGGTCGGGATTGCCGCCAACAATCCGGATATGCCTTATATGCGGCGGTCCAGCGACAACACCGTTTACTACCTGCAACCTAGGCTAGGCTTTGCTCCCGTACAGCAGGGCACAGGTGCCGGTCAGGGTAGTAACCTCATAAAAATCGGCTATGACGGTACTAATCCCCGAATCACGGTAGACGCGACTGACTTCGGCTGGATCATGAATGAAAAAAACACCATGTCGTTTATTGGTTCACAAGGTGCGGGTGCGGTCGGCACCTATGCGCTTCTCTTGCTAGGCGGAGGAGCAACAAATGTCGCTGTTAATGCTGGAGAACTTATAGCCGGTGCATCGTGCCTGTTTTCTGCTGCCTCTTCCCATGCGGCGGGTGCACCCATTGGCACATGGCGTCTTATGGGATATGTCCAGGATAGAAATCTGGACGCAACCAATTCCGTTACTATTTGCCTGAGGGTTTCTTGATGGCCACTTTGAAGAGTGCGCGTAATCCGCGTTGGAATACTGAACACACGATGATCACACTGGATGTGGTTTTTGTTGAAACACAGGAGACATTGGGCGAGATCCCGTTTTCATCTTCTCCAAACGACAGCGCTGCTCATGGGCGTGATATCTATGAGAGAGCGTACGCTGGGGAGTTTGGCGATATTGCAGAGCCGGTAGAAGTAGAGGTGCTTGCATCAGTCATGCTTAAGCGTGATGCAGCATCGTCGCTGGCAACGGCGAAAATCAATTCGCTGCAAACGTCTTTGGAAATCATCGAGGATACAGCGGAGTTGGAAGGGGAGACCAGTGAGCAAACTGACAGAATTCCAGTACTGAAGGCAGAGTTCAAGGCGTGGAGAACCTACCGAGTGCGCCTTGCTCAGATCGAGTCGCAATCTGGTTTTCCGCTCTCGGTCGAGTGGCCTGAGCCGCCTGCGGAACCTCTCACCTACTCGGCTCCTTCGGACTCGACTGTTCAAAGTACGGGCACTTGATAGCGCTTTATTTTTAACGTTGTGTCTATAACTCGGATCACTGACTTTAAGGCGATATAGGGCTGTGCAAAGTTTTGGCTCAGCACGACCAAATGGGATATCTGACGGCATAAGCCTCAGGAGGTTAAATGCCTATCAACCAGCAACAACTACTGCAAATCCTCCCCAGCGCCGGCCCTAAAGCCGGCGTTTTCGTTCCTGCTCTCAACACCGCCATGGCCCGGTACGCCATCGACACTCGCCTGCGTATCGCCGCGTTCATCGCTCAGATAGGGCATGAGTCCGGGCAGCTTCGTTATGTGCGCGAGCTGGGTAGCGACAGCTATCTGGCCAAGTACGACACGGGCCAGTTGGCGCTGCGTTTGGGCAATACGCCAGAGGCAGATGGCGACGGTCAGTTGTATCGGGGCCGTGGGCTGATTCAGGTGACGGGGCGGACCAACTACGAGGCGTGCGGGGAGGCGCTCGGGCTGGACTTGCTTGCCCAGCCACAACTGCTCGAACAACCCGACCACGCCGCCATGTCGGCGGCATGGTTCTGGGACCGGGCCAACCTCAACGCGCTGGCAGACAAGGGTGATTTTCTGATGATCACCCGCCGCATCAACGGCGGTACCAACGGCCTGGCGGATCGGCAGGCGCTTTACCAGCGGGCATTGGAGGTGCTGCCGTGAAAGTGCTGGATATGCGATTCCTGATCCTCGCATTCGTGCTGGGGTCAGGGCTGGGTACATGGGCCGCCTGGAAATGGCAGGCGGCCCGCTATGGCCTGCAACTGTCCGCGCAACAGCTGACGTGGCGGCGCGAGCGCGAGCAGGCGGCGCTGGCGCTCGTCGACTGGCAGAACGCCGAGCAGGCACAACGACGGGCGCTGGAAGTCCGTTTGCACACCAACGATACAACCATCCACAAGGAGTTGAGCGATGCACAGACTGCTCAGGCTCGTTTGCGTGATCGCCTGGCTACCGCTGATTTGCGGTTGTCAGTCCTCCTCGCCAACAGCCCCGCCAACCGTGATGGCATGCCAGCCGGCACCGATACCGGCGGCGTGGTTCATGGAAGCTCGCGAGGCGAACTTGACCCAGCGGCTGCTGGACGAATTGTCGCCATCACCGACTACGGCGATCAGGGATTGATCGCTTTGAAGGCCTGCCAAGCCTACGTGCGCGAGATTGCGCACTGA